TCGGCATCGATCGACGATTACGCGAAGGCACTCGGTCGTGTGCCGCTCATGGAGAACAAAACCGCGTTCGGATTCTCGGCGCGTGCGAGCGCCGCCGGGACCGCGCTTGGTGACGCGTTCCGGGTCGCGGTCGGGAACACGAATCAGATCGGTTCACAGGCCCAGGGTGTCGCCGATTGGGCTAAGGAACTGATCAATGTCCGCGGCGAGATCGGCAAGATCGACGATCTGCTTGCCCGTGGGGTGATCACAACCCGCGAGTACAACGATGCCCAGGACGCCGGCACCAGGATCTTCGCCGCGAATGCCGCGATCCAGGATGACATCCTGAAGATCCAGACCGATCAGGCGCCGATCATCGCTCAGCTCACCGAAGAGCAGCAGCGCTACATGGACCACCTGGCCGACCTGCCGGCCGATCAGCAAATGATTCGGCTGGCCTACATGGACACCAACGAATCGCTCAAGGCACAGCAGGCGCTGGCGCTGGCGGCGGCGGCGGCGAACGGCGAACTCGGCGCAGCCGGTGAAGCATCGGCGCAAAGTCTCATCGCGGGCGCGGCCGCGGCGGATCCATATCTGAAGTCACTCCTGACCGATATGGGGGTGATCAGTGTCGGGGCGGACGGCACGATCACGGTCAACTTTGACGACGTGGTCAGTGCCAATACCGACATGGATACCCTCATCGGTAAGCTCGATACCCTGATCGATCTGATCGCTGAGTCGCTCAATATCGACATCACATCAAATGCGCTCACGGAGGCGTCCAACCTCCAGTCGCTCAACGACTGGTTGAACAACCTCAACGGCAAACATTCGACCGTCTACATCGACACAGTCGGCAACCTCGGACCCACCGGCGGCGGTCAAGAGACCGCCCTCCACGGCGGCGTGATGGGCTACGCCCGCGGCGGTGTGGTCGCCCGCATGGCGGAGGGCAACCGGCCGGAGCTGCTCCACTTCCGGGGCGGCGGAACCGCGCTGGCCATGACGGACGGACTCTACAACGTGCCCGCTGGCACTTACGTGACCCCGGCGCCGGCGACGAAGCAGATGGCCGGAGGCGGCAACACGTATCAGTTCTTCGCGCCCCTCACGATCGTCGCCAATGACCCGAGCCAGTTCGCATCGTCGATCCAGGAAGCCGCGATCGGGGGTAGCCGATGATCCCGTTGGCGTTCGCGGGCAAACGCTTTGCCGATCTCGGCGTGTCGGCGAACTTCCTCAACGCGGGGGCGGCTGGTGCGACGCGGTCCCCGGTCGCGATCACGCGTGCGGGCGATGCTCCGACGCTGGCCGGAATGCAACAGGGCGTCCGCACCCTGAGCATCACGTTCACGATCTTTGAGCAATCGGATCCAAACGCGCTCGCCCTCGACCTCGAAGAGATCCGGATGGGGCTCCTGGCTGCCATCGATCCGCGAAACGATACCCCCCGGACCCTCGTTGCTCGCCGGAGCGCGGTGGACACGACCGAGCTCGAGCTCCTGTGCTCGCCGGGCCAATACCGCTTTCCGAGCCCGAACACGATTCAGGTTGACTTCGTGACCGCGTCGGACGCCTGGTCCGCCCGCTACGGCAGGGAGACGACCCAGGTTGCCGTCGCCGGATCGACCGCGTTCCCGCTGTACAACAAGAGCGGGGCGTCGGTTTCGCCGGTGATCAAAATCCCATGGACCACCCAGCGGTCCACCGAGGCGGCGACCATCGGCTGGAAGTACAAAAAGGTTGTGACGCCGTCGAACATCTCTGGGCGACGATGGAAGCGGGTGCGCATGACCTTCGACCTCGGCGATACCGCGGCGCTGGTCACCGCGGGGAAGGCGCTCGCATCGGGCGATGACCTACGGATTCGGCGCGGGCGGCGTGAGTTCGCCCGCACGCTGACGAACTGGAACACGAAGCGCACCTTCGCCCATATCTTCGACACGATCGAGAACGGCGATACCGCGACCTATGAGTGCTGGTACGGCAACCCGGACGCGACCGCACCCCAAACCCTGAGCGTCCGCACGCTCAACGCGGACGATTACGCGGCGGATGATCTGGAGGGCTACGCCGGCGTTGCCACTGCCGGCACGACCGGGACCCTCACGGATAGCGGCGCGACATGGGAAACGAATGAATGGCGCTACGGCTTCATCGGACTCGTGAGCGGCACGGGCTCGCTCCGGTGGCGCCGGATCGCTTCCAACACCGGGACCGTGATCACCTTCAACCGCTTGGTTGCGACCGCGCCGGACAACACAACCGCGTACGTGCTCTGGCGATCGGGCATGTTCTACGACGGCGGTCGCGTGACGAGCCGCAGCGCCAATAGCATCACGGACAACCTCCATACCGATCAATGGGGCCCGAACTCGCTCAAGGGGGCGACCGTCACGTTCGTGGGCGGTTCCGGCGCGACGCCGTCGACCATGACCGTCGCGGGCAACACCGTCGATACCCTGACCTTCACGGGGTCGTTCTCGGTCCAACCGGCGGTCAATGACAACTACCTGATCCAGCGCTACGGAATCATGCAGTGGAACACGAACCGGGGTGTCTACGGTCGCGATCATCGCGGGCTCTGGCGGACGAATCTCTATTTCAGCAAGGGCGGCCAGGTCATCTACGGGGATCGCACGCCAGGCGGTTGGATGCCGTGGCTGATGCTCGACAACCAAGACGACTTCGCTCAGGGCCGGTACGTGGACGAAGGCTCCGGAGGCGGGCACGCGATCAACATCCAGCCCTACCAGTATTCTCGGCGCTCTGTCCGATCGGACAACACCTGGCCCGAAAAGAAGCAGGCGGACGGCGTTGCGATCTTCGACCCGCGCCGGTTCATCGGCTTCGATTGGAATTACCAGATGAAGAACGAGGGCACGACGCCGGTAGGGTCGGTGGAAGTCAGGACCCAGGCCGCGGACGGCGACAACTGGCAAACGGTCGCCAGCGACGCCACCGCGCGCTCGAGCCTCGTCAACGTCACAAGCGGCGGTGCGACCGGGCACGTTGACATGTCGGCCGATGATGACCTCGCGGTCAGGATCTGGACCGGCGTCCTGCCCTACGACGGCGTCGTGATCCCGAGCACGGCCCGGAAAGACTACTCGGTTGAACTCCGAGACCATACCAAGCGGATCGCCTACCTCGACATCTCCGGCTGCGGCGGGCTTTCATCGAGCATCTGGGCAGTCGGGAGCGAAACCGCGATCTACGATCTCCAGCCCACGCTGCGGATTGGGGGAGGGTCGGCGTCGGTACCGCCGTACGATAAGTTCATTGGCGGCGACGGGCTCGGGCTCGAATCTGGGCAAGAGCTCTGGATCAATGCAAGCCCCACCCCGGCCGCACCGCTGTTCGGGGTCTACGCGTCCGACGTACTGGTGAGGCGCGCGCCGTGGGCCGGGGTGATCTATCACCACGAGCTTGACCTGGACGGTAATGATACGGCGGTCATTGCCCGGAAACTGCTCGCGATCCCGCCGGCCGTCAACCTCGTGGCCAACGAAGACGATATCGCGAACTGGTCAATCGCCAACAGCGCCGGCGTGACCGCCTCTATCGCCAACGACACGACGCCGCTCTTCGATGGCGATTCGTCGGTGATCAAGGTCACGATCAGCGCAACGCCGGTCGGTGCGTGGACCGTCACGCTCACCTACCAGACGATCTCGCTCGTCCCGGGAACGCTCTATGAGTTTGCGATGGCGTACCGGCGCAACGGTCTGACCAACGCGATCCTGTGCCAGATGACGAGCACCTGGACCAAAGACGGCGCCGTCTCCGGATCGGATTCGCCGCAGACGGTTGGGTCCGCGATGGCGAATGCGGACCAGTGGTACACGGCCGGGTCAGGCAAGAAGATCTTCGCTGGCAGCGCGAGCGCGGACCCGACCACGGAGGCACATCTCGCGATCGTGATCTCTGGTACCGGCTCGACCTCAGGGACCGTCTACCTCGATTCGGTCACGATGGGAGTCCCGAACGCCTACATCAACGAATCTGAGATTGGGGTGCTTGGCGTGCGGGCATCGTTGCCGCGGGAGTGGTACGGATGACCACCGTCGTGATGTCCGGTGCAGGATGGGCCAACGAACGCGACGTAATCCTCGCCGATGTCACCTACGGGTTTGGCACCAACCGATCCGCGCGGCTCTCCGGTCGCCTCAATGCGAGCGACGCCCATCTACTCGGGTTCGCATCCATCAAAGGGGCGTGGGTGTGGCTCAATGGCCCGTGTGGCCCATGGGGCGGCTACGTCGAAGACGATCCGGTCGACATCGACGCCGGCATTATGGAGCTCAACTGTACCGACCTGATGGGGACGCTCGATTGGGCCATCACGCCGCGCACGTACCGCCAGTATTCGTCGTCGCCCGGTGCCCTGATTGGGCGCGCGATCCGCGATTCGGGTCAGGACGAACCGCTCTGGATCGACCGCACCGTGATCGACGAGAGCGGCCTCCCGGTCACGATCGAATGGCGGGGCGAGAACACCGGACGCGTGGTCCAGTCGATCGCGAGCGCGGCAAACGGTCTCCTGACCGTCGCGGTCGATGCCGACCGGGCCATCATCCTGACCTACCTGACGGAGCCGATCGACGACCGCGATGAGGTTGTGCTCGTGGAGGGACGGGAGATCATCGCCGGTTCGATCCGGCCCTCGATCTCGCGCGTCGTCAATGACATCACGGGGATCGCGAACGATCGCGATTGGCAGCGCGCGACCGCCGCGCGGGTCGTGGATAGCGCGTCCGTTGATTCGGTGGGGCGCCGGCGCGCAACCCGAACCTATCAGGGTCACACACGGGCATCCTCGATCGAACCGGCGGCCACGGCGGAACTGGCGACGCTGGCGCGATCGTCGGGACCGGTCTCTCTTCAGATCATCGAGAGCCATCCGGTGCTTGCTGAGCTTCGCGTGGCCCGGATGGTCAGCGTGTGGGGAGCATCAAACAACCGGATCTTCGATCTGGTCATCACCGGCATCGCCCATGAGACGACGCAGCGGATCGTGACCGTGGTCGGAACCGTGACCGAACAGGAGGAGAGATGATCACGCGACGCAACCTGATAGGTGGAGCCATGGCGGGACGACTGATCGATCCGGTGAACGACATCGAACGTGCGGCCAACGAGCAGCATGGTGTGGCGACCACTCGCTCAATCGTGCGCGGGCTGGCGGAGCAGGAGCGCTTCACGGCCGACCCATCGCGCAATCAGAAGTTGATCCTCTTTGAAACGATGTCGCGCTATGCGACAGATGTCCCATCCAATACCGATACGATCATGGGCGACATCATGATCGATACCGGATCGCTCGTGACCCTGATGACCATCACGGACGACGTGCCGATGCAATGCCGGATCGTCGCGCTTCGGATTAAGTCAACGGTCAACGTGAGCGCCGGAACCCTGACACCGGTCGTACGGATATATGAGGACGGATCGCCGTACGATTATCCCTTCGATACCTGCGCGCTCTACACACCGGGCCACACACGAAAGAACAGTGTGGTCTTTCCGTGGGAATCCGCGCTTCAGGTGTCCAAGGGGGCGGCGTGGCAAATCATTGCCCGCACCGATGCGTCGTTCACGGCCACGACCGCGGATATCAAGGTCGAATTGACCTTCGCCTATGAGGACTGGATCTAGGTCATCACGGAAGGATTGCTCATGACCGATACCGCAACCCCCGCCGATCGCGATCTCGCGCGCCGCATCGTCGCCGCGGCCGGGTTTACCGATGACCAATTGAGCGAAGCGGCGCGCCTGCAGTTTGCACGAGTGCAGGAGGCTGCCGCGCAGCAGCCGGTCGATCCGGACGCGCCCGTGCTCACGCCGGAAGAGCAGTGGACGGTGAATTCAGGTAAGCAGCTCCAGCGCTTCTTCGGCGGCCGCTGCATCACCTGTGCCAAGTGGACACCGCCGGAGGCCGAAGGGAGCGGGACGTGCCCAATCGTTTCCGCGGTGCCGGGGAGCGATGTTGCGATCCTGACGGCCGGGTTTGGCTGCACCGCCTGGGCGGAGATCCCAGCCGATGATGCCGCCACCATCGCGAGCCGCACCGAGCTCGCGATGGTGATTGGATTGCTAGAACCGTACCCGAGCTAATCAACCAGAGGCCAGAAGGCCCAACAGAGCGAACGCGCACTAGCAGGGGAGCGCAGATGCGTGACGAGTCAAGAGATCCAAATCCTCAAAGACTGGATGGTCGAGCAAGAGCGCGGTCAGGATGAGCGCATGGGCAAGCTCGAGGCACGGATGTCAGGGAGCGAGCAGACGATGGCCGGATTGCGCGAGACCGTGACCGCAATGGACGTCAGGCTCAGCGGATTCGATTCAGTGATCGATCGCCTCGAGCGATCCGTCAAGCCGATCGAGGACCTGGCCACGATCGTCAACCGCGGGAAGTTCTATTGGGCGAAGGCGGCCGGCTTCATCGGCGGCATCCTGGTCCTCCTCGATCTTGTTGCGCGGTCGCTCCCCCGGTTGCACTGGCCATGGTGAGACCGCATCACCGGGCCACGTTCGAGCGGTCGCGCCCGGCCGAGTCAAGCCTGACGGCGGTTCCATTTCGCGCGCCGGTCCATCAGTTGGCTATCGCGCACCGCGGCGATGTCGCCATCGTCGGGATCGCGCACGCCGGCGAAGTCATCGCCGCCGTGAGACTCGACCGCGATCTCCTCGTCGCCCATATCGAGGGATTGATCGCGGCCGCCGAATCGATCGGGATCTCGCGGGCGCAGCTTGCCGGAATGTTCGGGATCGAGGCCCCGGCGCCGACCGTGATCGTGATGCCGCGAGCGCCGCGACCGGCCGAGAAGCCGTGCGACGACTGCGGAGCCACGATCGCGGTGTTGCCGCGGGGCAAGATCCCCCAGCGGTGCCCGAGCTGCACCGTGGACTACAACCGGCAATACACCCGTGATTACATGCGGACGTTTTATGAGCAACGGAAAGGACGAACAGGATGAACATCGTTGCAGAAGGCATCGACTACAGCCGAGGCGGACCGCTCACGAGTTGGCAACTCAGGGCAGCGGGCAAATCGTTCGTGGGCCGCTACGCCGTCAACGACACTTCACCCAACGGGCGCGGCATCACGGCCGCAGAGTATGCCGAACTGACGGCTGGCGGGATTGCGGTCTTCCTCTACTGGGAGAGCTCCGAAGGCTGGATGACCGGCGGCTACGCTGAAGGCGTGCAAGCGGCAATCAATGCGCAGAACAACATCAACCGCGCCGGCATGCCGTACGAGACGCCGGTCTACTTCGCGTGTGATTTCGATGCCGATGAAAACCATCAGGCTGCGATCGACGATTGCCTGCGCGGATGCGCGGAGGTGCTTGGACCGGAGCGCGTTGGACTCTACGCGGGGTATTGGCCGCTCCTGCGAGCGAAGCAGAACGGAACGGCCAGGTGGTTCTGCCAGACACTCGCCTGGTCAGGCGGACGGCTGCTCGATGGGGTCCACCTGTACCAGTTCGATACCTCCGGTAACTACATCGCCGGCGTCGATGTCGATCTCGTGCGGGCCTATCAGGAGAACTTTGGACAGGCAACCGTGATCGAAACACCGCCCGCGTATCCGGCTCCGATCCTACCCGACTGGTACCAAAGAGCGGATAAACGCGTCTCGCCGTCGTCGGCGGACTGGCGGGGCAATCGCTGGTTTCCCCAGCGAATGAACGTCGAAGCCATCACCAGGACCTATGTCTATACCGAGCCAGACATCAAGTCTCCCCACGCGGGCGATCCGATCGAGGCAGACCAAAAGGTCGCGATCCGGTGGTCGTTCGAGGACGAGCGGACGGGCCGCCAGTGGCACGTGAATGACGATGGCTACGTGGTCGCGTCGAAGTTCAAGCAACTGGTGCCGCTGCCGGATCGACGACGGGCGGCATAGGCAACTCTGCCAAAACCCGAAAACCGGGAAAACAGGATTCCTGGGTTCGATGAAATAACGTGTCAAGTTCCGGAATAGAAAAGCCAGTTTTGCAAAGGAACGAACGATGAAAACGAAGTACCTGTCTCGCCTGGAAGCGGCTCTGTGGAGCGCCGGTCGGGTGTCGCTCTACGCCTCGAGCTCGTACCTCACGGGCACGATCGCGACCCGCGCCCTCACGGGGGGGTCGCAGACTCCGGATCTCGAGACGCTCAAAGGGTGGGGGATCGGGGCGATGTTCGCGGGTGGCACGGCCCTCATCGCCTTCGTGAAGAACATGACCAAGCCACGATCTCAGGTGATCGAGGGATAGAGCGCCGACTGTTTTGGATTTCCGGTTTTCGGGATCAACAAACGATTAGTAGAGTAGGAAAGGAGTTCACCATGGTTCGAGCGAAGTTCCAAGTGCAACGCGTGGAGCCCTATAGCGGGCGGGATGGCGTGCAGCAAAGCGAGCATGTCGTCATGTCGCCGGTCTTCAAGGACAAGGATCCCGAGGGAGAGAATACGAAGTTCTGGAACGCAACACCGAGCGGCCAAATCGATCTCTATATCAGTAATCCGGAGGCGTTCGGCCAGCTGGAAAAGGGCAAGCAGTTCTACGTCGATTTCACGGCGGCTGACTAGTCCGCTATAGTCCACCTTGGCTGCAAACCAGTGAACCGGGCCGGTGCCTCCTACCGCGCCCGGTTCGTTTGCGCACGGATTGGCGCGCCTTAGGGGGTTTGGGCCGGGGCTTGTGGGGGTTCGGTGGAGACGGGCACGGCGTCGAGGTCGCCGACATAGGCAGTTCGGAATTCATCGACAGCGTAAGAAATATCGTCCCATGAAAGCATCCCGTCTGCCGTCAGGTGTTCCGCCGCATCCTCACGCTTGTAATACCGGATGCCGTCAACCCATTGGCACAAGGCATCCGCCATATCCGATGTATCCTCCCATCGCTTCGCATCAACTACCACCATCCCATCGGCGGGGATGGCCCCGGCCGCGCGCAGGGCGGCGATAATCGTTCGGGCTAATTCGCGGTACGCTTCACGGTGAAGATTGACCGTTTCAAATGTTGTGGGGATATTCCAAGTTTCTGCAAGACTCGGGGATTCTTTCGAGCAAATGACGAGTGCGATTTCGTCTACCAGTGTCTCATCGTTGGTCATCGGTCACTCCTTCCGCCGTGAGGACGGCATCTGCGTCGTTCCCAATCTCGTCATAGCCGAGGTTCCGCGAGTCTCGGATCGCCGCGATGATCGTCCCCCGCAGTGCCGCCGCGTCCGCGAACGTGGTCTTGCGCACAATGACGCCGCCCTTGCAGCGGTTTGGGCAATCCAGTTTCCCGCCACGTGGATTCGGCACGAGTCCCGATCCGTCGCAGGCAGAACAGGGAGAACGGACAATGATCTCAATGCTCATCGGTCACTCCTAGCGCGGCGAGGACGGACCGCGCAACGACTGGACCCACTCGTCCAAGGTCCATCGTCTCTGCACCCGACGCCAGATCGATCATCTCCGCCGCGTCCGCGAACGTCGCGAGCACGCGGGGGACGGTGTGCGTTTTTTCGTCGCACATGTGGCACGGTCCAATGATCGGGCCAAGGACTGTCTGTTGCTCCCATCCTCCCGTCCCCTTGCACGTCGGGCAGACCTCATGCGCCACGATCTCGATGCTCATCTCAACGCCCCCACGTGTTGATTCGTGCGCGCCAGCAGCGTCGGCAGAGATGGACGCCCCATCCGACCGCGTAGACGCCAAACCGTGTTCCGCAATCGTCACATTTCATGTCCGCCTCCGCAGCTCGAACGTTTCGCTCAGTTTGGCGAAGATGGCATCAACTCGCTCCTCTGCAATGGCATATGGATCTGGTTTTCCTAGATCGCTTACGAGGAGTCGCACGATTTCATCTGCGAACTGGTGACGCTCCGCATCCGTCAGCGCGACCGGCACCGAGGCCGGCGCGGCCGCGACTTCCCGCCGGAGGGCGTCGAATGCTTCAGCGACGATGTTATCCGCGTTATGCTGCAAGGTCGGCCACTCAGATTCATCGGTGTAATCTGCGCTGAATACGGCCAATTGACGGTATCGCGCATCTATGTACGCCTTCGCCGCCGCCAGCAGCCCCGCCGGGGGCGCGGGGTCCGCGACGGGGGAGACGTGCTTGCGATAAATCGAAATCGCTTCCCAGAGCTTGTCGTTATGATTAGGAATGAGACCTGACATGTTTCCGTTGGCGTGAACCGTGATCGCCTGCAACTTCGCGCCGTTTCGTGTTATGTGGATTGCCAGGTCAGTGCGCGCCAGTTCGTCGTCGTAATAGGTGCTCGCCGAAAATCCCGCCGCCGTCAACTCGGCAGCTAGTGCGTCGAGATCAATCGATTTCGTTGCCATCGCCCGTTCCCTCCAGTGCCGCCGCCAGCAGGCGTATCAGCGCCTCTTGCGCCAGAATGGATTCACACTCGCCAGTAAGTGGCGGCACATCCGATCCGGCGATCATGTATGCCTCGTGGGCAAGGAGCTCCGCGGACTGATCGAGCGCCGCCGCCAGCGCGGGGCCGTGCTCCGCAAGCAACGCGGCGATCGGTTTCAACGCCGAGTGATCTCTCATCACATACGATGGCGGACAAACAAAGGAGTCTTCCGTTTTGAGCTCGCCTCCACGATAGACGTGAGCAATCTTCTGAGGCATCCAAACGGTATCACCAACCTTGATCGTTGCCATCCTCATCTCCCCTCGCGGTAGGCCGCGCGCAATTCCCGGTCGCTGATCCCGTGCGCTGATACCAGTAGGTTGTACCCCTTTCCATCCCGGAACCAGTACTTCGTGTCCGGCCCCGCGTGAACGACCTCGGGCCGGCTGTACATCCGTGCCCAGCCCGCCAACATCTCGGACGCGTGCGCGGGCGAGACGATCATGTCCGCCCGGTCGGTGCTCCATTCGGTGTCCTTGTAGAGCTTCGCGGTCAAGGTGATCATCGTCGTTCGCTCCGTGCTACCAGTCGTCGTTCGGAGTGCACATGTCCATCACCGGAAAGGTATTGATCTGTTGCTGGGTCACCTTGCAGCCACACGCTTGATTGAACGCTGGCCCATACCCTGATTCGAAGTACGCGTCATCGCCACGGTCCCACGATTCGCATTCGAACCAGATCGTTTCCTGCCCGCACACCGGACAGCGGTACAGCGTGACCTCTTCGTCGGTTGGAATCTCACTCGGCATCTTCTTCCTCGTCTTCGTCGTCTCGGTCAAGGAGTGACGTCCATCCGCTCACATCTTCGTCGCCGTCCTCCATGTGTCCGCATTCGCCGCAAGGTTTGCCGGGATCGGTAAACCATCCGCACATTGGGCATACATGGTGGCGACTCCCATCGAACCCTTTGACTCGCATCGTCGTCTCCCTCTCTCCCGTTACGCCGCGACGAGTGCCGCGGCCCGGCGCCGATGCAGCTCGTTGCGGAACATCGTGACCCGGCTGTACTGGCCGTCAGTGGCCATCCAGTGACTCGTCTCGCGCTCAGCGTCCATCAGCTTCACCACGAGCTCGGCATCGGAGTACATCGACAGGTTCGCGATCCGGGCGGCGGCGCGCTCCGCTTCGAGCTGTGCCGTTGTCTTGAATCCTGATCGCTTCGCCATTGCCGTCTCCGTTCTCGCTACCGGTTCAATGCCAATATACTACCACCAGCGCAAGGCAATGTCAAGTGTTTCGGTTGTGTTCTGGACGTATTCGTGATAACGTGGATGTGACAATCGAATGGATTGGAGGGAGCAATGGTTCTGGTTGGCTCAAGAATTAGAGAGGATCGCGAGCGGGCGATGCTTTCCCTCCGTGAGCTTTCGGAGAAGTCCGGCGTGGCGCGCGACAACATATCGAACATTGAGAAGGGAACGACAAAGAATCCTCATCCTAAGACGCTGCGAAAATTGGCGAGTGCATTAGGCGTCACGGGAGATCATTGGTTTGCAAAAGGAGATGCCGATGAGTGACCCTGTTTCACTTCTTGTGGACAGTGAGATTGTCCCCGCGTTCGCGTGCAAGGCCGGCGTCTGCGCCTACTGCCACATCCGCCCGGTGACCGTGCCGTTTTGGCCGAACGAAGACACGACGATTGGCGCGTGCCAGACGTGTCATGACTTCCGCGAAGAACTCCTAGCGGGAACGCTCGGGATCAAACGACGGAAGCATCCGACGAAAGAGGACATCGGCCTCGTGATGCACCGGCTTGGGGTTGACTGCGAACTCGCGAAGAAGCTCCTCGGTGGGTGACCTGATCGTCGCCCGCAACAACCGGTGGGTGCTCGCGTCCAACAGTATGCCGATCGTGCTCGCCCGCTGGTGGGGATCGGCGGCTGACGTGCGGCGCGAATATCCTGGGTACGGCCCGGTGACCGATGCAGAGTTTACCGCCGCGCTCGCGTTCTCCCCGTTCCCCGCGATCACCGAAACGGCCCGGATTACCAGCGGCGGGGCCGTGGTCTGCCGCTGCGGGGAGAACCTGCCGATAACCATGGAGCGCAGGGCGGAGCAGTGTGCGTATTGCGGCCGGCGCTACCGCGTGCGGCTGGAGGAGGTGACCGATGAAACTCAGTGATCCGAACGTCGATCCGTGGGATGCGCCAGAGCCGCCATTCCATGACCTGATCTCCGGGCGCACGATCGAACCGTGGGTGAGCGAAGTCATTGGCCGTGATTGGGCGGTCGTCATCATGATCCGAACGGACAACGATACGCGGGGCATCATCGCGATTGCGCCTGACCGGATCGATGATCTTTGTGCCGCGCTCCAAAACTGCAAAGAGCGAGCGATTGGATGCGCCGCGTATTTCGGGCACAAGGTTGCAACGGAGGAGGCCACCGATGGCAAGTGAACCGGCCCGGACGGGCGCGACGCCGGAACTCATCGAACGTGCAGCCGATAGCCTTGAGTTAGAGTCGGGGTCGGATCGCACGTGGTGCTACTTCCGCGCACTCGACATGATGGAGTCAATCTTTCCGCCCGGCGCGGTCCTGCTCGATCCCGAGGCGGTCGCGGCGCTGCGAGACGTGTTGAAGGACTGGAAAATTTCGGGCCGGCGTGGATATGAAGACAGGCAGCGCAGTTGGGACGTCATCCGCGCCGCCCTGGAGGGGCCGCGATGAACACGATGACGGGCGCGACGAACGATCAAGTTGAAGATGCCGTCGAGCGCGAATGGAAGCGTGCGACTGAGCGGGGGATCGCTCGGGGCGATGCGAGCTTCGAGACGTACTTCTTCCGGCACCTACCCCGGATGCTGCAACATGCGGCGGATCTCGTCACCGCCGACAAGTGCATCGTCCGTCGCGATGATCTGCGGGCAATCCTCGATGACTATGCTCGCCTTGAGGGATCAGTGGCGGATGAGTGGGGCGATGAAGCTGTGGGCAGGCAATTGATCGCTTACAACCGTCTGCGCGCGGCGATCAGCGGCCCAGAACTACCGCTGCCGGAATCCGACGTGCGTAGGAACGACGAGCCATACATCGAGACCTGCTAGCCGTCGTTCCTACGCGCGCGGGTCAACCACGTGGCCCGGCAGGAACGACGCGAACGGGGGCCAGTAGCGCATCCGCACTCCGGCGCCATCAACCAGGATTAGGGATTGTTGCGGGCATTCGCTCTTCGATCAGAACGTGCTTTGTTGCGACGATCATCACGTGCCTTGCAACAGGTTCTACATTTTCTTTTCCCTTTTTGAATTATGAGATTATCACCAGAGTAAGGGTGGCCATTCGGGCAATGAGTCTTTATCACATTACTCCCAGGAAGCGTGTTTGGTGATCTACGTGAGTTCTCCCCGGCAGAGACCGCTTCAAGATGGTCCGGATTCACGCAATGACGATTTCTACACCCAAGCGCGTAGACATGATCTATGGTTTCTTTTGGCTGGAGAGGGCGAACGTATAACTCAAAGGCTACTCGATGCGCCCATTTGCTCATCCAGACTCCTGCTATATTCATATGGAATTGAGCATATCCATTCGGATGAATAACCCCCTTCCAAAGCCAACACGATTCCGTCTTTTCGATTTTTGATTCGAAACGCTCTCGAACGTCTCTTGGTTTTGGTCCAGTTTTCATGGTCACTCTTCCCCCTTGACGCACACAATTGTACGTGCTACCATGGGGCAAGTCAAATCAACTGGGAGGAGAAATGGCAACGATTCAGGAAATTAGGTTGCGGCGAGGAATGTCGCAATCTGGATTGGCAATAAAATCCGGTATCGCGCTGTCATCCATCCAGAAGTACGAGGCGGGTCAGCGCGAGCCTGTAGCATCTCGCCTGAGAGCAATTGCGGAGGCACTTGGTGTCTCAATGGACGAACTTGATATGGTCCGATCCACTCGTCGAGAGCCATCTCGCTCCGAATCCGACGCCCCGGTGGAACTGGCGAAGGCATCATGACAGAGCCCAGCCCCACCGAACAGCGCGTGCCGACCCCGGACGAGCGGACGGCCGCCCGGATCCAGATCGCGAACCGGGCGCTGCTCATCTACGTGGCCCGGTTCCGCAAGGAATGCGAAGACGAGCTCGCGGCGCGGGCCGAGCAGGCCAGGAAGGACGCGGCGTGAGCACAACCGAAGCGCTGACAAGCCGCGAGCGCGAGGTGCTGGACGCGATCTGCCGGAGCGGTCGCGGCAACAAAGAGGCGGCGGACCAACTCTGCATCGAGGCCAAAACGATCAAGAACCATCTCAGCAACATCTTTCGCAAGCTCGGGGTTTCGGATCGCGGCGGGGCGTGTTATCGCCTCGGGCGGGCAGATGAACGAAAGGCAGCGCGGCGATGAGCGGCGGACGGTTGGACATGCTGATTGCCGAACTGACGCGGCCGCACGATCCGATGGCCATCACGGCCGAGTTCGTGCCCGAGCGGATCGTGCTGGCTGGACTGCAGATGTATCGCGTGATGCCGGGTCTGCCGCCGGGCGCCGAGGTGATCGACGCCGCCCCGTTCTTCGACCAAATAAGCGACCTTGCCGAACTCCCGACCAGGTTTGCCAGCGCGGTGGCATTCATCAGTGAGCAATTCGTCGACATGCCCGAGTGCGAAGTCGACCCAGTCGCGATTGGCGACCCCATAGAGAACGACTCCGACGAGCTCAACTGGTGGCCGTATCCCCACATGGATGACGAGGGCGAAGCCCTGCCGGTGATCGACCGCTCCGACGACTGCTGGGGCTGCGACTTGCGCGAGCAGGCGCTGCGAGGATTCGGCCGGCGTTCCTGATTGATTTGCGATTCGGATCGGCGGCATGGGCCGTCGATCGATCGACCACGTCCCCAGGAGGGAACCACACCATGGATGACATCGCCGCGGCAACGGCCAGTCAACCGGCCTGCCGGATCAAGATCGGGAGACCGGTGGTGCCCGATGCGTGGGAAGAGGAGTGGTTGCCCGACGCCGTCGCGACACTGCCGAGGGGATCGCGTGACGAGATCGTTGCGGCCGGCGCTCGCGCCCTGTGGCTGCAGGACAACCGGCAACGCACCGTCGAGGCCTGGGACACCACGGATCCCGCGCACCCGCGCCTGATCGTGGCGTGGGCCGGATACGACCCACGCGACGAGATCGACTATCGACGACTGATCGGGACCGCGATACGGAGCCGGATGCGTCCGCTCGCGCGCGGCTGGCACGTGCTGCCCTCGAGTCCCGACGATCCGACCGTGTGGCGACCGGACTTCGGCGCCCTGAGCGCCGAGCAGTGGATGGGGATCGAGCGATCGATGGCCGCCGCGAATCGCGCTCTGCGGGCGGCGGGCACGATCTACGAGCCGGCTCGGGTCGCCAGGATTGACGAACTGGCCAAGCGCCACCTGGCTGCCCTGGCGGCGGCCGCAACCAGCAAGGCGGCCTAGATGGTTGCCCTGCTGCCTGCCACCCGGGAGACCATCGCTGATCTTGACGAACGGCTGGCGACGGAGTTCGCCGGCGGAACATCGCGCCAAATCGTGGGCACGCTGCAACTGTACGACGAGATCGGGGCGGATCCACACGCGTCCGCCTTCCCGATCCTGCTTGAGATCGCCGCTGCGGTGAATCGCGCGGGAACCGCCGAGATCGACCGGCGGGCCGACTTCTGCCGGTCGAAAACTGAGCTCACCTGACGTGGGTGAGGTGTTTGTGCTCGTGATCTTGATCACGGCGATCGTCGCCCTTTCGCTTGGAGGCCACTCGTGAGACGCCCAACGCCACCGAAAGCCGGAGAGGAATCGTTCTTCACCAGCTTGCTTATCGCGTTGTTCGCCAGTGCGGTCCTGATCGGCATCACATATTTCGCAATCTGGCAGGTCACCCAATGACGCCTATCTGCAGCTGCGGCCGGCCGCTCCGGTTGGTCGAGACCACCAGTCGCAACCTGAGCCGGTTTCGTCTGGCATGTGTCGGCCGCCATTCGTGCGGCAAGAAATCCGCGCCGTACCTCGTCTATGCCGAACACCTCACCCCGGAATTGCTCGCCGAGCTTCCCGGCCTGATTCAGGCGCTCGATTGCCGGATCCAGACGATGCCGGTGAGCGGGGAGGTGTGCCTGACCCGATCCGCCTAACGACGATGCGAGTTTATCAACGAAAGGGATGGTTGCGCGTATGCACAGGGGACAACGAAATGCCAACGGCGAGGGGCAGCGCGGTGCTGTGCGACCTCATCGATTTGACCGGGGAGTCCGGCCGGGACCTGATCGAGGTGGTGATCGAGGTGATCCGGGACGGCGAGATCACCCCCGCCGAACGCCGCCTCGTGGACGCCGCGGCGGCTGAGCACCGGCAGCACCTGGCCGCGTTGCCGGGTCCGGCATCGGATCTCGATGCGGCGATCGGGGCCGCGGGGGCATTGCTCGGCGCGGGGGCCGCGACCGACTACGCCTTCCGGCGGACCCGTGAGGCCTACGAGGACCGGCGGACCAGGATCCGGGGAGGACCAAACCGAGAAGCATCGGTCGCCTAAACGAAAGAGCTCTCACCGCGGCAACGGTGAGAGCTCCAGTCCCAGAAGAAACCTAGCAAAGGATAGCAGAAATGATTGCACGAATGAACGACGAACCCGCGAGATTGCAGGCCGTGCGATCCGTGAACGACGAGATCACACGAGCCCTGATGGCGCCGTTCGCCGAAGAGGAGATCGAGGATCGGAAGGTCGGTGGGAACCGGACGGCGTTCTACGTCGCCGGCGAGAACATCATCCGGCGCCTGATCCAGGCGACCGGCAACCGGTACGACGTGGAGATCAAGAGTCTCGAACGCCAAGACGCACCCAAGGTCGACCAGAAGACCGGCGAGATCAAGCAGCGGGAGCTCTGGATTGCCCGCGTCGCGGTCACGGTGCCGGGTCTGGGCACCCGCGAGCACATCGGGGTCCAGATGGTCGAAGAGGGATCCGGTGAGGACATCATCAAGGGCGTCATCACCGACGCTGTCAAGAAGGCCGCGACGCTCTTCGGGGTTGGGCTGGAGCTGTACGACGATCCAAAGCCGGGGAGCAATCAGAACACCTCGGGCAGACAAGACCGCCGCGGCGATGGAACCGACCTGACCACGTGGCGCGAGCGCGTCAAGCAAGCCCTAGCGGTCGAGGATCCCAATCTCTGGCAGGAGGTCATCAAGGCCGCCGGCAAGGACCCGAGTAAAGACACCTGGCGCTGGATCGAGATTGTGGCTCAGCTGCCGACTCTGGATCGCCTGGAGCGGTTTTCCCACTTCGCCGCGGATCAAGGCATGTTGACCAGCGCAGTCGAATCCAAAATCGCGAATCGCAAGAAGGATTTGGGGCGATCCCAGGGCAGGTAGCCAGTGAGGGGCGGCGACGCGTCGACCCATTCGCATTGCAGAAGGGAAACACCATGACGGAGCAAGGTCATCGCCTTGTTGCCTACCACGGAAAGCAGGCCCTGAAGGAGGCCCTGGTCGCGATGGCGGTCGTGCACCGCGAGCACGACCGCGTGGTCCAGGGGCGGTACTGGGATCGCCGCGGGGGAGAGAAGGAGCCGCGCGGCTGTGCGGTCGGATGCACCCTGGAGAGCATCCGACACCTCGAAGGCCTGACCGAAATTCAGCACGACGGCCATGACCTCTACGAGCGGTACTTGGGGATTCCAACAGGGCTGGCGCAACTCGAAGACATCATCTTCGAAAACCTGTCGAAAGACGACGCCCTGACGTGGCCGGAGCGCTTTCTTGAAGCGATCCCGGTCGGGGCAGACCTTGATGCGGTGGCGCCGCACTTCTTCCTCGATCTGCTGGGCAACCCCGATGGCGCGGTCCAACGATCGCTCCAAGATCCCCGGTTCGCCGATCAACTCGCCGCGGTCAACAACGTCGTCGCCCTGATCACGAGATCACTTGCCGGCGACGAACCTACCGCTGACGAATGGTCGGCGGCGGAGTCGGCGGCGTGGTCGGCGGCGTCGGCGTCGGCGGCGTTGGCGGCGGCGTCGGCGTTGGCGGCGGAGTCGGCGTTGGCGGCGTTGGCGGCGGAGTCGGCGGCGGAGTCGGCGGCGTGGTCGGCGGCGGCGTTGGCGGCGGAGTCGGCGTTGTCGGCGGCGTGGTCGGCGGCGGCGTGGTCGGCGTTGGCGGCGGCGGAGTCGGCGGAATTTACCCGGATGTCGATCGTGCTACTGGAGCTGTTGCGGGCGGCGCCAGTCCCGGTTGCGGCCTAGGAACGATGCAGGAGGGACGCGGCTGCCGCGGCCCTTGTCCATGTGAGGAGCATGAGATGACCGATACCACAGAGGTCAAACAGCGGATTTGCGTCAACGGACTCGATCCAGACCTCCCGGTCGTGGTCCCACCCGAGGAGCTTTTCGAGGCGGAAGAGACGGATTTCATCCGATCCGACTCGATCCGCGAGATCGGGGAAGGGATCATCAAGGCAGTGAAGTACAACCTGAGGGAGTTGGCGACCTACCGGATCCGGATCAGTTACCTGTGGGGCAAGGCGGAGAAAAAGAAGAACGGCCGCATCGTGTTCGGAGAGTGCATCCGGGAGAGCGGCCGGACCGCGTTTTTTGCCGAATGCGACTACACGATCGTGATCTACGCGGGATCGATCCGTGACTACTGCCTCACCAATTGGCAGATGCAGGCGCTGGTGTACCACGAGCTGCGCCACGTCCTGATCGACATCGACGATGACGGAGAGGTTGCGCTCAAGATCATCGGCCACGATGTCGAGATGTTCTACGACGAGATCAGACATTTCGGCCTCTGGAAGATCAACCTCAAGAGCGCGGCCCGCGCATTTCGGCAAGTGCCGCTCTTCGTCGATGGCCAGGATGACGACGGGCGCCAGGCCGGCACCGACGGGGGCGACTATCCGGGGGATCCTGTTGGCCGGGTGACGAGCGTCACGATCTCCAGCGGCAAACAATCCGTGACCCTCACGCCGGAGACCCGTGAGGCGATCGATCGCCACCTGGAGGACCTCCATAGATCAGGCGGTCGGATCTACGGCCCCGATGGCGTCGAGATCACGAATCCTGATGGGGTTCAGGGTGCGGTTGCCGATCTCCTGGATCCGAGTACTCCCCCTGACCCAATCCCAACTCCTGAATCAATGGCCGAGGAGCTCAGGTCGGCCGGCATCCCGGTCAAGGTGAATGACCAGGGCGACTTCGTTGGTCCGGACGGATCCCTCTACGACGACAAGTCAGCCGGCTGGGTCGCCCGTGAGGCGGCCGCGGTGCGGGCGCGGCGCGAGAAATCGGCAACACCAACAACGTTCGCGAACGCGTAGAGCGGCGCGGCTGCGGAGGACTGATGGAATTCAAACACGGACCGCTTCCAACGGATATGTCGATCACAGCTCGACACCTCGCGCTCTATCGGGCCGTTGTCTTCGCCGACGGAGGTTATCCGCGGTCAACGGGTGCAGCGCGAGCGTTGGGACTTAACGACGAAGAGATCGAGGCCGCAGAGGAAGAGCTTGCCCACCATGGTCTCACGAACTGGGCTGGGTATGGACCAGAAGGTCTCGCCGAGATCGTCGCGAGTGGGCCTGACAAAGCGCAGATTCCAGCGGCCCTGCGATGGGAGGTCTGGGAGCTGGACGACTTCCGTTGCCGAAACTGCGGGGTGCGTCGAAACCTTTCGATCGACCACATCGTGCCTGAGGCCAAGGGTGGGCGAACCGAACTCGCCAACCTCCAGACCCTCTGCGTGAGATGCAACTCCGCAAAGGGCGCCAACTAGCGCCGTACGCGAACGCGTAGTCGAGGAACGTCATCTCCATGGCATGGATCGAGTCCCACCAGTCACTCGGGGAACACCCGAAGACAAAGAAGTTGTGCCGTCTGCTTGGGATATCCAAGGCCCAGGCGATCGGTCACCTGCACATGCTCTGGTGGTGGGCGCTCGATTATGCTCAAGATGGATCACTTGCTCGCTATGACGACCTCGATGTCGCCATCGGCGCTGAGTGGGAAGGTGACGAAGCGGCGTTCGTCGGGGCCCTTGCGTCGTCTGGATTTCTTGACAATGACCGGCTGATTCATGACTGGCATGACTACGCCGGTAAGCTGATCGAGCGCCGTGAGCGGAACGCACAGCGCATGCGTGATGCACGTGCGGGGAACGATCCAGACACGAATAATGAACGTGCATCGCACGTGCAAGGCACGCAACGCGCACGTGTTCAGCTACAGAACCAACCAAACCAAACCAAACCAACAGAACCAACACAACCACCCCCCCAACCCCCCAAGGGGGAGCGGGTGCGTGCGTCGAAGCCGATGGATCTGTCGGGATTTGACGAATGGTACGAGATCTACCCGAGGCATGTCGGCCGGACGCCGGCCGAGGCCGAGTGGTCAAGACTCAAACCCGATGACCGGGCGGCGGCGCTCGTGGCGATCCGGGCCCAGCTCTCCTGGCCAACGTTTGCCGCGGTCCCGATTGACAAGATCCCGCATCCAACGACATGGCTGCACCAACGACGGTGGACCGACGAACCACCGCGGGGGCCAACCAGTCATCCCGGATCCAACGGCCGGCGGCTGTCCGTCGTTGAGCAAAACAAGAACAACCTCGAAGAGGCAAAGCGCATCCTGATGGCTCGTCATGACCGTCAGGATCGCGAACCCGACATCATCGAAACCCAAGGGAGCATGTCCCGATGAGTGATCCAAAGCTTGTCATCGTCGAAATCTTGAACGAACTATCGACGCTCTTTCCACAGCGAGAGGTTGCCGAGGAAACGCTTGTTGGCTACGCGGACCGGCTGGTCGATGTCCCGCCCGAAATGCTGAGGGCGGCGTGTGAGCGGCTATCCAGGCGGGTCGATTGGTTTCCCACCATCGCCCAAATCCGCGCCGAAGTGGTGCAGCTGGTGTTCCGTCCACCGATCCCCCAGGAAGCGTGGGGAATCGTGCTCAAGGAGATCCGGCGGGTCGGGCACGACGGCACCCCGGCGTTCGCCTTGCCGGTGATCGACCAGGCGGTCAAGGCGCTCGGGTGGCGGGAGATCTGTCTGTCCGAGGAGATCGACCGGATCGCGGCGCGCTTCGATCGAACCTATGAGGCGCTGGTTCGGAGGGCACTCGACGATGCCCAGGTCAATCTGCAGCTCGTGATGCCGGCGCTCCAGGACGGCGAGCGACCGCGATTGCGGGCGGTGTCGTGATGGGCGAGATCCTGATCACCGGCGACACCTTGACGGTCTCGTTTGATCGCTTCGATCTTGATGCCTACCGGCGCTTCCTCCAAACCAAGAAGTTGCCTGAAAAGCAGATCACGTACGACTGGGAGACAGATCGCTATCTCGTCACGGCGCCGGCCCGATTCGCGCCGCTGCTTGGTTTGGCGGCGCCTGAGGTGCGGCGGGTCGATCAACCGCTCGCCGATCACCTCTTCGACTACCAGCGATGGGCGGTCGATCTCGCGCTCCAGGCGAAGCGATTCGCGATCTGGTGCGATACCGGGCTCGGCAAAGGGCCGATGGGGCTGGAGTGGTGCCGACAGGTCATGCTCCGGACCGGCGGCCGGGTGCTCTACCTGACCCATCCAGCCATCATCCCGCAAATGCTGCGAGAAGCCGAGCGGTTCTACGGCAACGCGCTGCCTATCACCCGGATCGAATCCCGTGCCGATCTTGGCCCGTGGTGCCGCGAGTCCGGATCCGGACTCGCGATCACGAACTACCAGAAGTTCATCCCGAAGCGCGGTGAGCCGGAGGTGGTCAGCGATCTGACCTATCTCGCCGGCGTGTGTGCCGATGAATCGAGCGTGCTCAAGACGGGCGGTGGCGTGATCAAGTGGGCCCTGATCAAGAGTGCCCGCGGGATTCCGTACAAGCTCAGCTTGACCGCGACGCCCGCGCCGAACGACGCGATGGAGTACGCGAGTCAGGCGGCGTTCCTCGAAACGCTCCGGCACGAGAACGAAATCCTATGGACCTATTTCAGCCGGGACAAGTACGGCGAGTGGTCCGTGAAGCCGCACGCCCAAGAGGCCTTCTACCGCTTCCTGGCGAGTTGGTCGCTCTACATGCGGGATCCGAAGGCCTTCGGGTTCGGGGACATCCTAGCGACGCTGCCGAAACCCGAGATCATCGAAGAGCGGATCGCGATCACGGATGAGCAGCGGTTCGTCATGACCGGAATCCTGGCCGATCACGGGGTCGGGTTGTTCGCCGATGACCGGCTCGGGGTGGTGCCCCGGATGAAACTGGCGCAGTTGGCGCGCGGGTTTCTGTACGGGTTGGACGGGGCGGTCGACCGCATCGCGAGCGCAAAACCGGACCGGGTGGCCGCGATCGCAACCAAAGAGCAAGCGGCCGGCCGCCAGGTCCTGATCTGGACCGCGTTCGATGAAGAGGCCGAAATCCTGGCCGAGTTGATCCCCGGCGCCGCGATCCTGACCGGCACCATGACCGAACGGGCGCGGCTCGAAACGCTCGATGGGTTCCGGTCCGGAGCAATCCGGATCCTGATCAGCAAACCCGCCCTCATCGGGTACGGACTCAATCTGCAGTTCGTCCGCTCGATGATCTTCAGCGGGTTCGATGACTCCTTCGAACGGATCTACCAAGCGATCCGGCGCGCCTACCGATTCGGCCAAACCGAGACCGTGCGGGTCTTCTTTCCGTACGTGCCGGAGCTCGAAGGTCTGATGTTCACGAACGTTCGTCAGAAAGAGCAGCGCTTCATGGAAGAGGTCGCGATCCAAGAGCGGCACTACTGCGATGCCCTGTTGGAGGTTGCGGCCTGATGGAACCGACATTCGAACTCTTCAACGAAGACTGCGTGACCGGCATGGCCGAACGACTGACCGATGGATCGGTGCAGCTGTGCGTCACCTCGATCCCGTTCGGTTCGTTGTTCACCTATTCGGGAAAGACCGAAGACATCGGCAACAACGTCGACGGGATCGACATGCGGAGCGGTCAATTCGGCTTGCACCTGCGCTTCTTCATCGAGCAGCTGTACCGTGTGCTTGAACCCGGCTGTGTTGCCTGCATCCATATTCAGCAGTTGATCGCAACGAACGTGCAACACGGTTACATGGGGCGGCGTGACTTCCGGGGAGCGGTGGTGGATCTCTTTTGCGCCGGCGGGTTCGATTGGACCGGCGAGTTCGTCATTCCAAAGAACCCGCAGGTGATCGCGCAACGACTGAAGCTCCACAGTCTGCTTTTCGTGACAGGCAAGCGCGATGCCCGCAAGCTCGCGCCGGCCGTTAACGACTACGTGATGGTCTTCCGCAAACCCGGCGACGGGAACCCGGTGCCGGCGCTCTTGGACGCTCAGTCGAATCCCGGCGGTTGGGTCACGACGGAGGAATGGATCCGGGACGCCCATGGGGTCTGGACCGATATCCGCGAAACCGACACATTGACCGGCTGGCAAAGCGCTCGGGAAGAGGGCGACGAAAAGCATGTTTGTCCGTTGCAGTTAGAGGTCATCCGGCGCTGCATCCGGCTCTACACGAATCACGGTGGAACCGTGATCGATCCCTTCATGGGGATCGGGTCAACGGCCGTGGTTGCGATCGAGCAGGGTCGGAACGCGATCGGATTCGAGCTCAAGGAGAGCTATCACGCGCAGGCAGTCAGGAACGCTGAGCGAGCCCTGGCGGCGCGGTCGGTTGAACAAACGCTGCCGCTCTTCGCCGGTATGGACGAGGCGGTGCCGGCATGACCGATCGCTCAACCCCGTCCGCTGACCAACTCAGTTACGTCGCTGGCATCCAGCGCCGCCTGCATTTGCCGGACACCCTGCTGGACAACCACTGCGTTGGGCGATTTGGTCGCCCGCTGGCCGAGCTCACGCGCCGCGAGGTGAGCCAGTTGCTCGACGAGATGGTGCAGTGGGAGCAACTGCCGGCGCAGCTGCAACGGGCCAAAGGGCAACAAGACCTGCCGGGATTCGCGCCATGACCCGCCGCTCTAGTTGGCCGCCGATCAGGGTTGTAGTTCCAGGTAATCCGGTCCCGATGGGTCGACCGCGCGTCGGGGCGAAGCAGGTCAAAACGCCTGAGCGCACGATCATGGCCGAACGCGAGATCGCGCAACTTACCAAGATCGAGTTGATCCAGCACCCGGAGCGGTTTCCGTGCCCGCACGAATTCTTCATCGAGTTCGCGTTCTACGAGGGCCTCAAAGGCGCGAGCACCATGGCCGACATCGATAACTGCATCAAGACGGTTTTGGACGCGCTCAACCAGATCGTCTGGATTGATGATCGTCAAGTCACCAAAATCGCCGCCGAGATCGAGCGCGGCGACCAAAACCCCCGGACGGAATTCGTCATCACAAGGAGAGACTACCAATGACCACGCAATCGATCTACCTAGCCGCCCGCTATTCCCGCCGTGAGGAAATGTGCCGGTACCGCGAGCAGCTGCGAGGGCTGTGCTACGACGTGACGTCTCGTTGGATCGACGGCCTCCACATTCTGAGCAAGGAGGCGGCGGCCGACGAACACGGCAACCAGGGACTCGGAGCAACGGAGCGCGGTCAGTTCGCCGCGGTTGATTTCGAAGACGTGCAGGATGCCGACACCATCATCGCCTTCACCGAGCTGCCTCGGACCGCGAGCCGCGGCGGCCGTCACGTCGAGCTCGGGATCGCGATCGGGCAAGGCAAGCGCGTGATCGTGGTCGGGCACCGCGAGAACGTCTTCTGTTGCCTGCCCCGCGTCGAGTTCTTCCCAACTTGGGAGGCGGCGCTGCAGCAGCTCCAGATCGAGCGCGCGGTTCGCGACGCGATGGTTGCCCGTGGACTGGCCGAGCACAACGAACAGGTCTTGAGAGAGATCCGGGAGAAGGTGTATCGCCTCGGCTCGTCGTTGGATCGACCAAACCCGGTGCAGGGCAACTCCATCCTGCGCCGGGAACCGCGGGCTGCGATGGTCATCTCGTCGATGGCGAATCATCACGATACCGAGCTCGGAGCATGGGAAGCCGAGGGCGGTCGCCCGATGCCGGAGGGTGGATCCGATGCCCGGTGACAGCGCGATCGAATGGACGAAACGCGAGTTGGCTTATGGTTAATTCGGTGACTTCCGTCAACCGCCATGGTAAAATAACGGGAACGGCGCAGGTGCTACCAACACCGACGCCGCCCCTGACCACTCGCTCTGGTATCAGCAGAGGAGGGCTAATGCCTACTTTATCCGTTTCCCCTGTTCCCGAAAAGCCATGTAGTCGTTGCGGACTTGTCAAACCACAAACCGCCTTTTGCCGTGATCGGTCACGCCCCGATGGTCTGTCGTATTGGTGCAACGACTGCCGCAACGCTCGCAGTCGATCACGGTACGAACAGAAGGCGGAACCCGGACCTTTTGGGCCGGACCCTGCTCCGTCTCGCGACGGCGATACTCGCCAAGCGCGAAAGCGAGTAAACCAACAGGTGTTGTGGGGGAAACTACCTCACCCCAACACGATTCCTTGTGCCGACTGTGGTCATGTCTACCAGATCGGTGAGCGGCGACACGAATACGATCACCATCTCGGTTACGCAGCTGAGCACCACCTCTCAGTGGAATCCGTTTGCACAACTTGTCACCACGAGCGCGAGCGCCAGCGGCGGGAGGTGGCACGATGCCCGGCAAATCGAAAATAGAGTGGACGGATGCCGTCTGGAACCCGGTCACCGGCTGCACCCAGGTTTCGGCTGGCTGCGACCACTGCTACGCCAAGACGTTCGCCGAACGC